TTTGTTTGTCGCCATCGATGTTGGCAATTTCAATAATTGAAATATCAAATGTACCACCACCTAAATCGTATACAGCAATCTTACGATCTTTCTTAGATTCTTTATCAACACCATATGCTAGCGCGGCCGCTGTTGGCTCGTTGATAATACGTAGAACTTCTAGACCAGCAATACGTCCAGCATCTTTAGTAGCTTGACGTTGACTATCGTTAAAGTAAGCTGGTACAGTAATAACTGCTTGTGTTACTTCGTGTCCTAGATAATCTTCGGCAGTCTTTTTCATTTTGCGTAGTACTTCAGCAGACACTTGTTGTGGTGCTAGTTTTTCGCCATTAGCTTCGATCCATGCATCTCCATTATCAGCTTTGATAATGCTGTATGGCATTAGGTCAATGTCTTTTTGTACTGCTTGTTCGTCAAACTTACGTCCAATAAGACGTTTGCTTGCGTAAATTGTATTCTTTGGGTTTGTGACTGCTTGTCGTTTTGCTGTTGCACCTACTAGGATCTCGTCCTTTGTGTATGCAATGATTGATGGTGTTGTACGTGCGCCTTCGCTATTTTCAATAACTTTTGCTACTCCATTTTCTAGGATAGCTACGCAACTGTTTGTTGTACCCAAATCGATACCGATGATTTTGCTCATAATTTTCTCCTTATAATTAAGCAAGTAAATTTGTAGGCCCTTTACGGCGCTCTACAAATTTATTTATGCCTCGTCGGTCAAATCTGCGAAAATATTTGACCATTTTTTTAGTTTTTCAATTTTTGCTATTTTTGCAGTTTCTAGTGTATCTAAATCTACAACCTGCATGTCCACTAGAATATCAATCATGGCTAGCAAGTCGCCAAGTTCTTCTTCTAAATGTCCTCTGTTAGTTTTAGGCTTTCCTGGTTTAAAATTATCTAAACCGAATCTGTGACATTTACTAATTGCCTGAATAACTTCTGCACATTCCTCTGAAAGAATGTTCATTACTTCTCTTTCTCTTTCGTTCATATTACCTCTGATTTGCAAATGGTGTTATCATCTTGCCTTCGTATGTAGTCGAAGTGCGTAATGTATTGTAGACATTCTGAACGCCTACTGCCTGATTCCATGCATCTTCTAATGCATGATGTTTTAGTACTGGTGGACGATTTGGGTTAATTCCTAAATCAAAAATAGTACGCACATCTCTAATTTGCCAAAACTGCCAAGGAATGGCTTTGCCAATCTTTTTATATACGTGTTCACAAATCATAATATCGAACACACTACCGTTGGACCAAACACGTTTTGCGCCCCAGCAAAATTTATATAATTGCTCAAAGGCATCTCTAATGTGTATGCGGTCAACTTCACTAAATGCTTCTGCTTGTGCGGCAGGATCTTGTTTACTCCACCACTCAATAGTATCGTCGTTTGTTACTAGTCCAATTTCATCACAACTATCCAAATCTACTCTAAGATAAAGAGAATCCATATCGGGCTCCTCTACATCTTTGCCAAGCGGATCGAATTTCACTGCGCCAATCGTAAGAATGGCGGCATCGGTTGATGTCGCCAGAGTTTCTAAATCGATCATAATATCTGTTTTTGCCATTTAAGTTCTTTCTTTACTAGTTAACTTAAATTATAACAGATATTATATCAAATGTCAATAGAGTTTTGGTGGTAATTGTTGGTCACGGAGTTTTTTATTCCAACGAGCTTTGGCCGCACCCTTCTTACGTTTGCGTTCAGTGGTGGGTTTTTCATAAAACTCTTTGGCACGTAAATCGTCCAATTTTTTGGAATCGTCCATTTTACGTTTGAAACGGCGTAGGGCTTGATTGATATTCTCGCCGTCTTTGACCGTTACTCCAGTGCCTCTAGTCTTCTTGTGGATCATTATCGTTATCTTCCTCTTCGGAGTCATGTATTTTTGCTACAATCCAATCCAAATCATAAATTCGATTTTTGCTGATTAGATTGTAAGGAGTTGTTTCATCTTTGGTAATATAAAAGACGTTTGGCTCGGCTAGCAAAAATGATATAAACTTGTGTGTCATAGGATCACAGTTGTCTACATCAATAATAATACCATGAGCTTGGCTTGCTACACTTAGTAACCAACTAATGTCAGTATCGTCATGGTCGTATATGAATATATTCAAGTCATCTATACTTTGACTTAAAATTGTTTGAAACTGTTCTTTAATAAAGTTGCTTGGTTGTACTAGCAAGTAACTTAGAGTATTATTGAACAATTTATCAGGTGGGGTAATTAGTGTTATTTTTCCTAAATTCATACTGTCATTCTTTTGTTAAGTTTGGACCAAAGTGCATCAGAATTCATCTGTTCTGCATTTTGTATATAGCCAATTACCTGCTCATTGTTATAGAATTTCCCTCCGAATCCTTCATCATGTACGTCTTTTTTTTTGATTCTTCGGATTCGTCGTCGATAGCAGATACTTCATCGCCTTCGTTATTAATATAAGTTTCACCACGAGCAACACGTTCTTCAACTGTGCTTTCTTCTACTTTAGCTTCTTGTTCTTTTTCTATTTCTTGGGCAAGTTGACGTTCTGCTTCTTCAATCATCTTGTTCCATTTTTCTAACTCGCTAGCTTCTTCTTCTGTAACTGGAGTATCTGGAACTTCAACATCCGGCAGGGCAAATTGTGTAACTACTGTAGGTAAAACAATTTCTTCCATCGGAACTACTGTTGATACCATTGGAGCAGGTTTTACTTCAACCTTTTCTTCTAATGGAGGAGCTTCTGGATCTGTTATTTGTTCCAATTCTTCTTTGGTTGGCTTTTCTCCAACAAAGGTATCTAATTCGGCAATAGTAGGATGTTCTTCTTCTTTTTGTTCTCTCGCCCATGCAAAAGTCATTTGGCTAGCAAGTAACATAATAACTGCTAGTGGGTCAAACACTATAACAATCATTATAATGATCCATGTTACTGCACTTTCAAGTAATGATGCATCTGGATTTGCACCGTATATGAATGCCGCAATATACTTGATAGGACCAACTTCAGCTTCCACTTTACGATTCTCTGCTCGGATTGGTGCCGACTGTTCGTTAAGATCAGCAATGACCTTTTGATTAGATTCGATATCTTTGGCAAGTGAACTGCGATCTCGTTGCTGACTTTTACGTACAGCATTGGCCTTGTCTGCTCCGCCTTCTGTGGTTGAACGAGCTAAGATTTGATCAACAGCTTCGTCCATCTGTTTAAGTTGTTTACGGTCACTTTCAATATTTTCTTTGGCTGTTTTGATCTTTTCATCATATATTGCCAATTTAGATTGAACATCACCTGACACTAAATTTTGGTCATTGTGGGCTTTTGAAAGGAATCCAAAAATGCCCATTGATGTAATAAGCATCAATACTACGACTGCTATAGTCATGTAGATTTTCATGAAACGTGGAGCACGTTCCCAATTGGCTTTTAACCAAGAGGCGCAGACAAGTTTACCAATTTCCAAAGCCGAACCCATAATCATAATGGGAATAACAGCCGCGGAAAAAATAGCGGTCAAACCTACTACAGAGTAGTAAATAGCGACCGCCGAAATTGTTAAACCAGTTAGTAAGAGTAAGTAAGCTAGTATCATCCTGTAATTATACTTGAAATAAGGACTTTTGCAAGTCCTTATTTGTTCAATTATTTTATAGCGGAGTTCCTGCTAGAGTTGTTCCAGCTAATTGCGATGTTGATACGTTAGCATAAATTTGTGCTGGCGTAGCTGGTTGAGTAATAGTAACTTTAACTTGTGAGTCACCAGTTTGAGCTGGATTCCAAACACGATAAGTTTTATACCATCCTGTTGTTCCACCAGTTGCAATAGCAGTGGTAACAATATCTGTAATTGCCAATGCTGTTGTGTTAATAGCAGTACCAGTAGAATTCAAACTATTGTAGGCTGTGTAAACTGTACCATCGCTGTTAGTAAATGTACCGTTAGCTGATGAACTTTGGCTAGCTAGATATTTGTTCCATTCGCCTAGAACAAACGCATCACGGTCAAATTCTACAGTGAAAACAACTTGTGTATTTTGTGCAGTAGCATCAGTACCGTTTGTTGCACCAGTAACAACTACGTCTAAAATACGGCAATCTGCTATGCCTGAAAGTGCTTCTACAACACGTTCCCAACGCAAGTTTCCTTGTGCTAGAAGTAACGCTTGTGCGGCGCTCATGCTACTGGTATTAGTATAGTTTGAACTATCCCAATCATATGGGTTTACGCCGCCGCCAGCTGTTCCAGTGGTTGCAAAGTTTGTATTAGTATTAACAGTAACTTGGTAAATTCCCTGAGTTAACTGATTCTTATCTTGTTGGTATCCTGATCCGGCCATTTTGCCTACTCCTGTTTATAGTATATTTAGCCCTTGGATTACTTAAACACAATTAAAGCAAGTAGTCCGGCTTGGCAAAAGAACCCAAAACCAATGGTTACAATGTTCAGAAAATCCTTCTGAATTGCGGCCTTGATAAAAAAGCAAAATAATCCTGCCCAGCTAAACAACACCAAATCCACTGGAGGCATTTTTTCAGTTAATCCTGTTAAAACTGCCAACTCTGTAGGAATCGTAGCTAGGTGTAGCAGGATCACTGCTACCCAGCCCATTGTTTCTGCACTTACATGCGGAGCATGGGTTTTGATGTTTTCAACTAGTTTGTCTAGATCGAAAAAACTAGAAAGATTTGATTTAAATTTTGAAAAAACTTCGTTTGATATCATAGTTGTCCTTAGTTGTAAAAAATGTGATGACCAATCTTAGCTACGGGTTTTTTATTCCAGCCAGGCTGGATATAATCTCCATGAAAGTATAGGGCGTTTTTCAAATCTGGAAGACGGAATCCTTCCAATAATACTTTCTTTGCTACTTCCATACTTTCTGTGTACATTGCATCATTCATTGGCTTCAATGCACTAGGTCCTTCACAATACCAACTAAATTGGCACATGACCTTTTCATAGACTACATTTTTTTGGTAGACTACTTTACAAATATCAGATGGGAATTGTCCACTTTCTGTTCTGTTAATTGTTACTTGAGCTACAGCTACTTTACCTTCAAAAGGTTCACTGCCTGCTTCATGGTATATATTACGAGCTAGACAATCTAATTGCTGTTGTCTCATTTGTGCTGTAATAGGGCTTGCCGAATCTCGGGCTTGTTTTAAATGTTCAAATTTCTTTGAAACTGCGAATTGTGCTAGTGCTAGCACACTTATCGCTACTGCTAGATTTACTAAAATTTTGATAATGCGTATCATTTTTTTCTCCTTTACGCTGGATGAGGTGTCGCTACCACCGTCATGGTTATTTTGGCTGTCGATATGTCTCCTATAAAAATTAGCCTTGCCCACTAAACTTTTAGTGGACAATATATAGTTATCCTCTGACGACGAGGGTAATATACTATTATTATGATCGGGCACTATTTATCTCCTCATTCTAGAGATATCTACTGCCTCTTCATCACTAAAAACCGGCACTGCGTTGCTTTTATGCATGGTCGCGATGCCTTTTACCTTGATACCGGTATAAACTTTGGCTGGTGCTAGCGTTGCGTTGCCGCCGCCGGTATCTTTGCTCTTAATATGAGCAGTTGTATTGCGCCCTTCTGGGATTTTCAAACTGTAACTCGAGCCCAAACTTTCGGCTGTCATTGCACGTTTGCGTTTCTTTTCTTCGAGTTCAAGACCTTGGCGTTTAAGTAGTTCTTTCCAGCTTTCTTCCAACTGTTCTGCCTTTCTTTTAGCTTCGGCACTTGCCCATTTCTTTTTGCCTTTCTTTTTGCCAGTAGTTGATAGCCACGGACCTTCTAGATGCATACTCAAAATAAATCTCCAAAAGTTATAACAATACAGCTATTATACAGTCACTTTTGGGAAATGTCAAACTCTAAAGGACTCGCCGCATCCACAGCGATCTCTTTCATTAGGATTTTGGAAATCAAACCCTTCATTAAGTCCATTGCGGACCCAGTCCATTGTTAGGCCATTTAGATATGGCTCATCTTTTAAACTTACTAGCACACAAAAATCGCCCTGTGCGTAGTTTACAACCCCTTCTTCGGCTTCATACTTATCCACATATTCTAGTACGTAAGCAAGCCCGCTACATCCGGTAGTTCTTACACCTATGCGAATACCAACACCCTTGCCTCTTTTGGCAAGATTTTGTTTAATTTTAGCTTGCGCTGTGTCTGTTACGATAATCATCGATAGCGGCCTTAATGGCATCCTCTGCTAGAATTGAACAATGTATCTTTACTGGCGGGAGAGCAAGTTCTTCAGCGATTTCGCTATTTTTGATACTACCTGCTTCGTCCAGTGTTTTTCCTTTGACCCACTCTGTAACGAGTGAACTAGAAGCGATTGCGGAACCACATCCGTATGTCTTGAAACGAGCATCTCTAATAATACCATTTTCTACCTTTATTTGTAATTTCATTACGTCACCGCAAGCTGGTGCACCGACCATGCCTGTGCCTATGCTAGGATCGTTTTTATCAAAAGATCCTACGTTACGAGGATTTTCGTAGTGGTCAATAACTTTGTCTGAATATGCCATATATGCTCCTATTATACATTATTTACGCTACTTTCGCAAGTAGGAATTATTATAGTTTTCAAATAAAAACATCCAATATGGATCTAGTGCTGAAAAATTACTAATACGTTTTGGTTTATTTTTAGCGTAGTGTGTTTCGCCAAACAGTTCATCTAACACTTCACGCATTTGCCAACGATGGGTGTTAGGATCTCCTTTGACTTTTGTAAAGGGTTCTTTGGTACTGATTGCCCAAATTTGAAAATCTTCTGTATCAAAGAATCCCAGTATATTTTTAGCAGTCGCTGGATCTATGTGCGTTCTATGTTCGTAAAGTGCAGTATACCAGTCTAGATTAAAGATACAGTACCAACGTAAGTCGGCTACAGTTTCAATTGGACGAGGACTAGATTTGATAACCGGATCTAAGAATTCTAACAGGGCAGGATCAATATTAGTTTTGTAATCTTCGTATATTGTTTCAGGAGTTCCTAATGTGTGATGAAACATGGCAGTATTGCCATTTGCAAAGAAATCATCGGTAGGTCCAAACAATTGATTACCGCACATTCCGCTTACATAGATTCCGTCAAATTCTTTAAAATTAAACTGATTGCTAGATGCAACTTTAATATTGTATTTGAATTCTTTACTAATCCTGCGATCAAACAGATCTCCGGATTCTATAATGCTGTTATATGTTCCGTAAACTCTAACTTGGTCTGGATCATTTGCATATTTTTGTAACATGAAAAGTATAAACGTACTATCTAGACCGCCACTCCACATTACATTAATAGGCTGTCCTAATGCTAACAATTCTTTAGCACGTTGTTCTGCTATTTCAAAAAAACTACGATTGTAGTTGTCTTGTCTTGCAGGAATTGGATGTAACTGACTAATATTAAGATAATGTGGTAATGAACATGTTCTATCATAAATCATGTTATGTGTATTCAATCCAAATCGTTCATACTTGTTGAACAACTCAGGAGAGTAATATTTAGATAGAAAATGCTGTAGCTGTCTTGGATTCTGTTTTAAATAGGTAGAAACGGCATGTGTATTATAATACAGAATCATCTACAACCTTAGTGCTTTTTGATTTGTTCTACAAGTCCAGGAGTAAAATAATCGGCAAATTTTGTATAAACAACTTGTGTAGCATCAGCAAAACGCTGTTGCTCTTCAGTTGACATACGAATAACTTCAATACCGTCTGCTTCTGCACGAGCTTGTGTTTGTAAAACATCATCAATGCTGATGCTACGCTCGTAACGTGCCGCGGCTTGAGCTGATTCACTTACTACTTGTTGTAGTTCTGGACTTAGTGTATTCCAGAATTCACTACCAACTAGAATGCTTGTTAGGAACAAGCTGTGTTCTGTGTGGTTAATATAATTGCTTACGCCTGCTTGGTTAAGTGCATAGATACGTGGATATGTACTTTCACCAATAGCAACATTTGCCTTACCTAAGTTTTCTGTAAGTTCTTCTAATTCCATTGGAACTACATCAGCACCTAATGTCTTGAATGTTTCAATCGCTACTGGACTAAAACTTGTACGTAGTTTTACACCACGCAAGTCCTCAATTTTGCTAACTGGTTCGTTTCCTGGAATAATACGGAAACCGCCTGAGTATGTAAATGCTAAACCTTTGATCTTTTTAGATTCTTGCAAGCTATCCAATAGCTGTTTACCAACTGCACCTTCGAACACACGAGTAGCATGGTCGTGATCTTTAAATAAGAATGGTAAATCTAATGCGAAGAAATCTTTGTTGATCTTACCCAATGTGATTGTGTAAGTTTGGCTCATTTCAATTAGGCCGTTGTCTAACAAATCTACTAGACTATGCTTGTCAACTACAACACCGTTGTTATACTTTTCTGAGTATTCGCTCATAGTCATAACTTCGATATCTAATGCACCAGGTGCTCTTGCATTTACTTCACCGGCAAATACCTTTGCGGCACGAATAAACAATTCGATTGGTTCGTGTGCTAAAACCCATTTTACGTGCTTAGTTGTCATAATCAAAACTCCAGATTTCTTTGTGGTTAACAATATCTATTTCCCGCTTCATTACGGGTACTTGCTTATTTATCAGTTCTCTAATGACTGTTTCGCTAGGTATTGCATCCTTATTTATAATGCAAGAAACGGGTATCAATAAGTTTCGATACCCGTATTCCCGGACGTTTGAATCGTAATAAAAGTAATCTTTTATAGTGTAAAGATTACGGTCTTTTCCGCTTTGTGGGAATTCATTGATTTCAATGAGATATTCATTAAGAAACGACATCTTCCTTGACCTGCTTGCCAGCATCTATTTTATTCCATACTCTTTCATGGAAGTAGTATAATACGCTGTTAACCACTAGTGCAAAACTAACAACTCCGAGCCCTACCCAAGGATTACCACTAGCAATCCACCCACCAAAGAAATTAGTAATTGTTACTAGAATTCTCCAGGTAACTACTTTGCCTAGGCTACGTGCGGCACGTTCGTAAAATTTCATTTGTATCCTTAATTAGGCACTAATGCACTTCTGTAGCAATTACAGTTAGCATCTAGGATTGCTTCCCAATGGTAACCATATGGTGCTTGTGGTGGAACAACTTGTGGCGCAGGGTAAACTGGCTGAGGCTGTACTACTACAACATCGGGCTGTCTCGGTCGAGCTAGCTCGTATCCAATTACTCCTCCAACAATACTAGGAACTACCCAACCGTATCCTGGACGATAAACATAATGTCCTCCGCCGTGATGCCATTGGGCTTGTGCCAATGATGCGAAAGATAATAATATGATTGCTAAAACTTTTTTCATTTTATTCTCCTTATTCTTTAATTATTGCACAAACACTATAATGAATTGTTAGTACTGGAAAACTAAGGCTTAAACCAAACACTTTAAGTATTGCATCAATTAGCTTGATGAATTGTGCTATGAGTAAACCTAAGAAGTTAATACAAAATAATTTCATATCGCCTAATAACTGACTAAGATCTTTCCATGCCGAATCAACAAATGGATTAAATGGAAATTCCCAGTCAAATGGTTTGCCGAATGGTGACAATGTGAAATTTTTAAGATATGCTAATATTTCTTCTGCTGTAACTACTGCTTTGTTCAAGGCCGCTTTTACAAAATCTACAATAGCATCTTGGATTGCTTTTATTGTTGGACCGCCTAATGCAATAAGCGCAACAATCTCTTCTCCGATTGCCGATAAAGCCGTGTTCCATATTGTGCTCAATGGTGGAGGGAAAGTGCCAGGGCTAGTGATGTAATCATATGCCGCTAATCCTGTTTTAATTGCATCAAAAATTAATTTTATTTTTTGTAACAATGCAGACCACAAACTTACCATTACATTTTTAACGATATTAGCAATATCAATTTGAGGAGCTTCAGAGCCACCCCAAGTTTCAAATGGAATTCCTAAAAAATTTAATAAAGACTTCAGGTCATCGATTGCAGTATGGTACAAGTTTGTAATTGCTGTAAGAAGTTTTTCATACAAGTTGTCACTAAACAAGTCACTTACGGTTAAATTTAAAATAGGTAACGATAAATCTAAATCTAATAATTTACCAACAACTGCTTCTAACGCCTTAAGTAATGCATTTAACAATTGCCATATAGGTTCTAGATAACTTTTCATTATATAATTGTAAAGTCTAGATATAGCGTCTTTGATTTGAGCGTAAGTATCGATAATACCCGAGTTAGCACAACTCATTCCCATAAATTCAAAACTAATACCAGTTACTGTGTATTCTTTTCCGTCAGGCAACGAACTGTAAACTGTATTAAACAATCCTTGCATTGTAAAGGCTTTGTTTAAGTCTACAGTCGTTGTAGCAGGAATGGATACAACATTAACAGTCATATTACTTTGATTCTTTACGAGCGTTCTTAACTGCTGTTACATCGTTGCGTGTTTCTTTGCACAACTTTGCAAGTTCTTGCAAGTGTTTACGAACACGAGTACCTGCGGCACTAACACCTTTGTCGTAAAACTTTTCGAAGTCACCTTCCATTGTTTCTACTAATTTTGTAAATTCTGCGTATTTTGACATATAATTCTCCTTATGCTAGTTTAATGCCGGTTGTTTGTTGGATGTATGTATCTGCGGCATCTTTAATAGTTGCGGCCAATACCATAATGCTATTTTTGTTAATTGTAACATCTGCATCTGGATCTGTAGTAAACAAAAATGGCACTAGTCCAATTCCATCCTTAGTAGCTGTTAAGCACAATGGCTTTTTAACCTTGACACCGAGTGGGCCATCTTCTACTAACTTAGCAACAATCTCTTCACCTGCTGTGGTTTTGATTGTTACAATTTCACCTTCTGCTATACCTTTTGAAATTAACATATTATACCTTTTCGAAATGTTTCTTGAGTTCTGTGAACCCGCCTATTAATTTATCGTCTAAAAAGATTTGCGGTACAGTTCTGGCATTAGGTACTGCTTCCAATAATTGTTCACGTGTATAATCTTTGTTAATGTTTCTTTCTTCGTATTCAATGCCTTTCATTTTGAGCAAGCCCTTAGCTTGGTCACAAAATGGGCAGGCGTTTTTACTCCATACTATTGCTTTCATATTATTCCTTTTTACTATTATAAACTAGGTAACGCATCATAATCAAGTATTTCTGACATGACGCCGATAACATAGTTAGTCGATTCTGATTCTTGTAGAGCAGTTTGTTTACTGCTAGTATTAACGTGTTTGTTAAACCAAGGAATTGGAGTTGACTTTGGAGCGGCTTGTTGATATTTGATACCAATATCTTTGAGTGCGCTGACTGCTGTGTAGTCTACAAAGTCTTTTAGAATGTTTGCGTTCAATCCAATAACTGGTCCTTTTTGGAACAAGTAATCTGCCCATTGTTTTTCTTCACGGATAACATCCATATACAATGCATAGACTTCTTGTTCGCACTCTAACTTAGCTTCAGCAAAACGTGGATCTTCTTTAACCACTTGGTTGATCAAATAAGCTGTCCAACCTTTGTGTAGTAATTCATCTTGTAAAATCAAACTGATAATGTTACCATTACCGATAAAGATTTTATTCTCAACCATTGCTAGGCTTGTAGCAAATGATACCATAAAGCGGAAAGCTTCTAGAGCATAGCTAGCATTAAGAGCTAACCAAATAGCCTTAACATGTTCACGCTCGTCAAGGAACGAACCCATTTGTTTCATGCTATTACAAATGTGTAATGTTTCGTAGTAGTTGCCTACATTTGATGCCATATTAATAATTTCTTGTGTGTCGTGGATTGTGTTGAACACATCCTTTGGCACATTATAGATATTACGAATTATATGGCTGTAGCTCTTACTGTGGATGTTGGTTTCGAAGAAACCCCAGTTGTACATGAGAGCTTCAAGTTCGGGCAAGGAACACACTGGAGTAAATACCTGCGTTGGTCCACGACCTTGAAGACTATCAAGTGCTGTTTGACGTAATAAATTGCTAGTAAAAATATGTTTAACTGCATCGCTTGCATCCTTAAAATCATTTGCGTCTTTGGTAAGACTAATCTCTTCGGGTTGCCAGAAGAAGCCTCGGGCTGTCGCTTCAAAGTCTGCAATCTTTTTGTACTTGACTTCTTCAAAACGTTGGATGGTAACTGGGCCCGCTGGATCCAAAAACATCTTACGTGAAAGATAGTCTGTCTTTGTATTTAAGTTATATTGTTCTTTACTCATTAATATTTTCCTGATGCAAGTACTATCTTGCAAATATGTTCTAATCGTTCAATGTGTTCATAGGCACGCCATGGGCTAGTATCAATAGCAACTACTCCATGCCCTTTGATGCCTACAATGTCATAGGCAATGTTTCCATTGTCATCTAATTCTAATTTTTCAAAACACTGGTCGGCTAGTTCTTGACTAATAGGAGGAACTTCAGGTACATTGGGTGCTACTCGAGTATAACGACTAAGTTCTGGAAAGTCATTAACCACAGTACTTAAATCAATACCGGCATGCATGGCCGCTACACAATATGTAGGGTGTACATGTACAACAACACGAACTTCGTCACTATGCTGACCCATTGCTCTTTGTAGACCAAAGTGTAATGGAATCTCTCCACTAGGCTTTAGATTTGCACTGATATCTGTATAGTGTTCTTCTTGCCACAATAAACCATGTATGCTGATTTTCTTAAATTGGTCTGGCTGTAGAGTTTGTTTGCGTACTCCACTAGGTGTGATATAAAAATGATCACGATCGTGATGTCGTATGCTTACATTACCATCACGACTGGTAATCCAATTACGCTTATATGCGTCTACAAGTATATCACAAATAGTTTCTAACATTATAACTTACATGCCTCGCAATCTTCTTCATCCATCGGTTGCTCAATGTATGTTTGTGCAACTGCTACAACTTCATCAGTTGCTTTACTTCCTGCTTTGTTAATCAAACTGTAGTAGAATGTTTTTAATCCCCATACATGTGCTTGCATCAAATTCTTAGCAATCAGCGTAGTTGGAACTTTACGTCCTTCAAAGTGCGCTGGATTATAGAATGTGTTTGTACTAATTGATTGGTCAACGTAGGCCGCAAGCACAGCCGCTGTCTTCAAATAGCCATCACAATCTGTTTGGTCCCACATGAGTTGATACTTGTGTTTCAATTTATGATACTCAGGAACAACTTGTGTAAAACTTCCTGCCTTTGATTCTTTAGTGCTGATTAGACTCATAGGCATTTCAATTCCATTAGTGCTGTTTATAACAACACTACTGCTTTCAACTGGTGCAATGGCCATTAGTGTACCGTTGCGAACTCCATACTGTTTCATATTAGTACGTAGTGTTTCCCAATCAAGTTCTGGAGCAAAATTTGCTAGTTCATTTACACCTTTAGCACGTAACTCCCAAGGGAATACACCTTGGCCATAGCGTGTCTTATCACTATGTGTACACGCTCCGCGCTCCTTTGCCAGTTCCACTGTAGCTTCAGTAAGGTAAAAGGCTTGATGTTCCATCCAGGATTTAACATCTTGTAAGGCGTCTTTCTCGCCATATTTAAGACCACGTTTTGCATGCCAGTAGGCCAAGTTTGTAACCCCAATCCCTAAAGGTTGGATTTCGTCATTGCTTAGTTTACTTTGAATACTTAGAAAATCTTGGTAATCAAGAATATTGCAAAGGCTACGTTGAAGAATGCGGCAAGCACGACGCATGTCTTCAGGATTTCTAAAAGCACCCCAATTGATACTACCAAGAGTACACAAAGCAATTCGACCATTCTCGTCATCAAGACGTTTAAAAGATTTTGTAGGTAATAGAATTTCACAGCAAAGATTACTTTGGTAAATTGTATGATACTCAGGATCAAATGGTCCTTGGTTCATTACGTTATCGATAAACACAAGATAGATACGTCCTGTGTCTGTACGTTCTTTTAGTATGCCAGACTTGAATACTTCTTCAGCAGTCATAGTCTTCTTACGTAAGTCTGTACGCTTTTCATATTTTACATACAGTTCTTCAAAACGTTCTGTGTTTTTATAAAATGCTTCGTATAAGTCTGGCACTTCGTTAGGATCAAAGAATGTTATGTTTTCTTTATTTTTAAATCGGCGCCAAAAGAACGCAGACAATACAACACCATAGTCCATATGGCGGACGCGAGTTTCTTCCGTTCCTTGATTATTTTTAAGCACAATAAGATCATCAAACTGATGATGCCAGATAGGGTAAAAAACTGTAGCACTAGCATTACGAATGCCTCCTTGTGAACAACTTCTTAAATCTCCAAACCATTTCTTCAAGAATGGAATCATACCTGTGTGCATGATCTCCCCACCTCTGATGGGACTACCTAATGGACGTAGACGACCAATTTCCAAACCAATGCCAGCACGTTTGCTAGCATATTTTGCCATCATCTCTCCTGAAGCGAAAATACTATCAAGGTCATCATCACTACGGATGAGTACACAGGAACTGAACTGTTTAGTGGGAGTGCCAAGACCAGCAAGAACTGGAGTAGCGAGAGTAAACAAAGCATCACTGGCGGCGTTATAATACTCTTTAATATAACGCATTCTTGCATTATTTGGTTCTTCCTTATGGAAGACTGTAGCCGCGGCCACAATGTATCTAATCTGAGGCGTTTCATAAGTTTGTTTCGTTGCCCTATTTTTAACAAGGTACTTCTCAATTAACTGCTCGATTGCCGCATATGAATATGTTTCGTCTTTTTCATGATCTAACATATCATTCATTTTGTTCCAGTCTTCTTCTGTGTACCACACAAGAAGTTCTGGTGTGTATAATCCTATTTCCACATTCTTTTTTACAATAGAATATAAATGTGGAACTTCGTATTGTCCATAAACATCTTTGCGGAGGATGCTTAGTCTTTGTTTGCCTGCTACGTATTGATAGTTTGTATGTCCTACATCTGGATTCTGTTCTACGTCGATAAGGTCAACGATTGCTCGTAATGTAATGTTATCAATTTCGTTTGTAGTAATGCCATCGTAGAAATGAGGTTGGCTTTTGATTTCAATCATAGACTGACTGACATCTGCTATGCCTTTACAAACCTTCGCTACCTGAGCCTGCCACTTTTCAATCATTAGTGGCTCTTTACTTCCATCTCGTTTCGTTACTATAATTTTGCTCATTGTCGTTACTTTATGTTGTGCGGTGTGTATTTCTCTTAGGAAGTATTTATTATAGAAAACTTCGGTCTCAAAACTTATTGAAACTCAAAAGGTTGCGGAGGCAGAAATACTTTATCTCGATAATAAAGCAAATTATATACGCATTTATTATCGAGATCTATCTTTTTGATTAGAATGTAGATGAGTAAGAAAAAATTAACTTACCAGTATCCGATGGTGTTGTGTTTTGATATGTTATCAAAATTGACCAAGGATTGGAAGTTGTGACTGCACCAGTGTTGTCTAAAAATTGAACTTGGAAGTCTAGTGTAGTCGAGTATGCACTACCAGTAGTAGTGAAATCATATTCATCTGTTATTGCCACTGCCTTGTTGGCAACATCAGCTACAATATTAAGCACACCACGACGTGTATAGCCAGCGGTGGCACTATCGTAGATATAGTTTATACTATAACTAATATTGCCAGTTGGGCCTGTAAGTGTTACACCTGTAGCATTATACAAATATTGTGGAGTTGAAATCCAAGGTAATGGTAATTTAATTATCTGAACATATGAACTTGTTGTTTGTGTTAGTGTTATAGAATTATTACCAAAAGACGAATACTGTCCGTGCCCCGATACTTCAGGTACGTAAGGTATAAGTGCATATGATCCTGTAGTAGGATTTCCTAAATCACCAAAACGATCTGATTGGTCGTCTAATGAAGTATTACCATATGATGCAAAGTACACTTGTGGATACTGTGGAGATCCGTTACCACTACCGTTGTTACCTACGTTTTGATAGATACATTCACGTGTGATATTTCCGAAGCCTGCACCAACATAAACAGCCTGTTGTTTGATATTATAGAATCTAGTATTAAGAATTTGTGTCTGTATTGGTCCGTTTGGATTTGCTACAGATGCAGTCCAAGATGCACCTAATGAAATTCCTTGGAAGGAATTTGTAAAGTGACAATTTATAAAGTTATTGTTTGAGATATCATAAGCAGAATCATAAACACAATAATTAAATCCACTAGCTACAATATTTCTAAAAATATTATGAGTACATGTAACTAGGCTACTAACACCAGTCATGTTAATACCAATGCTAGTTGTGTTACCAGTCCATCCGCCGACTAATTTAATGTGTTCAAATATACTATCTTTGACAGAATTCAACTGCATCATGATATTGTTGCCAGTTGCTGTTTGAATCGTCATTTCTTTTATAGTAACGAATCGACATTGTGTAGTGCTTTGTGCAATACTTGGATCATAGTTACCAATGCTACTGCTATCGTTGACAAACTGGAACGCTGGACCAGGTGCTGTTACAACAAAGGTGCCGCCAGTGTTTGTAGCAGTAGCTAGATTACTAATTGTCAAACTTGTGCCGTTAACTGCACCAGATACTAATGTTCCGTTTGGAATACCAGTGCCTGTGATAATATAACCAATCATAGCTGTTGAAGCTGAACTGGTTGTTAGTGTAGTTGTACCGTTAGTTAAGTTTCCAACAACGCTAATTTGTGTTGGATAATAATCGATAATTGTTTTGTCTAAGCCTGCACCAATAATTGTTGCATAACTTGGAATATAAATTGTGCTTGTTGTTTTGTATGTTCCGGCTGGAATATTCAATACAACTCTGTTACATGAGTATACACTTGCTTTGTTACTAGGATTTAAAAATAACTGATTAATTGCACGTTGTAATGCCGCAGTATCGTCTGTTGCATCATCTGCCGCAGTACCAAAGTCCGCAGTAGTTACAAACTGGTCCATTTTAGAACTTAAAGATTGTAATACCGGAGCAGTTGCACTAGCACCTGTTATGATGCTGGCATTGCCTGATTTGTAAACATACTGAATAGTACCAAGAATGTTACCTGCAACAGATAAATCTTGTTGTGTAATAACTTTAATATTGCTTACACCTGGAGCGCCTTCGCTAACTGCACCGCTACCAATGTATAATTCTTGAGTATCTATAGCCCAAGCCATTTCACCACTAGCTAGTTGTGGTAATCCGGTTCCTGAATTTGCTTGACCGCGACGTATTTGAATGCGGCTAATTTGATAAACGGCCATCTAAATATCCTCTATATAGGATATTTATCAGTTATACTTGTAGTACCGTTCTACTCTATCCCACCATTTGGCTTCCCAATGGGCAAAATCTTCGGGTTTTAAGATAAATTCCTGATATTTGGGTTCTTCTACAACAACTAGCTGTTCGTTCATCTTAGGGCTTACACACATTAAAACAACACCTTTTCTAATGTTGCTTCCATAGACTTTATTGTGTGCTAGTGCATAGGCAGTTAGTTGTAGATAATAATCTTCAATCCACTCTTCTTTTTTAGGCTTGTTAGTTTGTTTGTAGTCTAAGATTGCTTCTTCATTAAGATGTAATCCGCATCCATCAGTAGTTCCCGCATATAATCCGGGATAATACAATGGCACTTCAACACCCCAAATTTCGTTAACATTAGACAACCCCTGAGCAATTACAGTTTGCGCCATTATGTGGCTTTGCTTGCTGTAAGGGTTAGTACCTGGAGGAGTGATTGCACCAGTCTTAACATAGTCCTCTAAGAACTTATGCATTCTAGTTCCACGTCCAGCCGCTTCAGTTACAATTTCCTGTGCCTTAGCTTCACCTACACGTTTCTTCCAGTTGTTAAGTGCGTCAATTTTATCTTGAGATTTTGTTTTGTCCAATATCGTTGTAACGCTTGGAACTTTAGATCCGTCAGGCAAAGCATATAACCGCTTGCCTGCTTCACTTTTTCTATCTATTGGAGTATAGACAAACTTTTCTTTGAGTAGAGTCATAGAGCTAGTATACACTAACTAATGATTATCCCATAGCCTTTTGAGTAGCACGTTTTGCCATTTGGCTTAATTCGCCTTCGCCTTCCCCGCCTTGTTGCTGATGCTTTTCTTTAGTATCGGTATTGAGTGTAATACCGTCAGCACCGTAACGAGTTACTAAGGCATGTAATGTATCGGAGTCTTGTTGTGCTACTGGATCGTTTTGGTTAGTTGGCTCAAATCGAGATTTAAAACGTTGGTAGTCGATTTCTGGAGCGCCATATCTGCGTCCTAGTTGATTAACTGCTTCCCAGCTAATTGTTTCTGAATTGCCTTGGCGGTCGGCCATGGCTTTAAGATCCTTTAGTGCTAAGACTAAAGGATCTGCACTCTCACTTATTTTTTTTTTGATGCGGCTAGCAACATACCTAAGCGACGGCTATAGTCAATGCTTTCACGCTTTTCACGACCTTCTTCACCACCTGGCATTGGACCTGCTTCTGGAGCACCTTCTTCACCACCTGGCATTGGAGGCATTTCACCACCAGCCATGTCTGGAGCACCTTCTTCACCACCTGGCATTGGAGGCATTTCACCACCTTCTGGCTCGCCCATCATTGTGCCTTGTTTGCCTGCTACTAATGCAAAACCTTGATTTAGGCCTCTACGTGCTTGCTCTAATGCTGTGTAAACTGCTTCTAATGATGGTTTAACGGATTGGTCGTACTTTTGTGCAACATCACTACCGTAGTGTTCTCCTATGGAGTCCATTAACTCTAATAGCTGTTCAGCTTTCATAGCGGCTACATCTTCTAACCAACCCGTAATACGGTCGATCATATCTTTAGTTGCCATGATTACTTCAGCTTTTTCTTCTTCGCCTTCTGCAAGATACACAATGCGATGTGCAACTGCTTCTGATAAATCATAGCGTAGTTTTAATTCTGCTTTTAATTCTGCCTCGTCTGCTTCGCCTAGTGCAATACGATCGATAGCTGAGTTGATCCAACTTTCTGGAACGGAATGATCCATAGCCTTTTTACGGATTGTTGCAAAATATACACTCTTGCCTTTTTCTTTGCCGTATTGTTTTTCCATGTTTTTCTTCATTCCTGATTTGTCAGTCTTTTTCTTGATATTCTTTTCTTTAGCCTTATCTTGAGGAGTCATCTCACGTTCCAAAATTTCTTGATTAATGCAATCTAACATTAAACGTGTCTTTTGATAAGCAGGGCTTTCATTTACGCTGTCGAAACTTTCACCAAGTTCGAACTGGCTCATCTTTGTACGTAGTTTGTTTTGCACGTCACTTAACTGTTCCATAGTGAACTGTTCTAAGTTAAGTTTATAGCCAAACTGTTGTGCCAAGCTCTCGTTTAGTGCTTTAGCTGTAATTGGTTTCGATAATTCTCTTAATTGCATGGTGGTATCCCTAAGCTGTTCTTGTTCTAGTATTTATACAAAACTCCACTTAAACATTCTGGAAATTTCTTCCTTGTAATGTTCGGTGAGGAATTCGGTTTGTTCTAATTTGTTTAATAAAATTACGTATCTATCAAACTCGGTAGCTGTTTTAATGTTTTTACGATAGATTTGTGTATCGCAATGGTTAGCCCAGTAACGGGTATCTAACTGTTTGATTTCCTGGAATTTATCAAGATGCGCTTTATCGTAGGATTTCGCGGCCATTAAGGCGCATGTCTTCAGATAAAACTGTGCAACTTCATCGTGGGTTCTTCGTGCGTAAAGTCCCCAATTTCCTAGCTTGTTTTGCTTGATGTAGTAGTCTTTATAAACTATACTGCCGTTTGGTTGCACACTTATAGGCAAAGTCTTTTTAAGATCTTCCTCAAAGTGAGCGGCTATTTCTTTGAGTACTTTTGTTTTAGGTTTATTTGTGTTTTTCATTTGCAACTACAGTAGGATCTTCCATTCCATACTTAGTTACCAAACTTTTGCGAATCATGGCCTGAATCTTGAATTGATCGTGTTCGCTCAGCTTACTTAACTTAACAGGCTTAGAAAGCTTCTTAAGTATTTCAGCTTCTTCAAGAGTAGTCCAGATTTCAAAATCTGAAATTAGATCACTTACTTTCATTTAATACCAGCAATAGTTAACCAAGCATAAAGTTCGTCACCTTCTTTTAGCTTGTTGCCGCCAATAGGACTTTGTGATGCTTGTGCTCCGCCACGGTTAACACGTTCAAATCCTTTGTCTTTAACTTGTGCAATAAAACGATCTGTGGCATCGCCGCCAACATCTCCACCGCCTTGCGCGATAGTATCTTTATGATCTTCTTTGAAATTAGGATTACGTTGTTGGAATTTAGCAGGATCTGTTTCTGGTCCAGGTGCTTTCCCTGCTCCAGGTTGTGGAACGCCTTGGTCTAAATCAAGACGATTAATCAAATCTTGAATACGTTTTTGAATTAAATCTTGTTTGCCAACCCAACGTGGATCTTTCTTAAGTGCCGCAAGTTGACGATAGTATTGTCCTGCAGGTCCTGGGTCTTTTGCAAGTTCTTCTTCGCTAGTGCCAAAGAACCCTTCTTGTGTAGGTTGTTGTAAGTTCTTACCAACCATGCTGTTTTGTCCAGCGGCTTGTGGATTAATAGCTACTGTGTTATTAGCGCCTGGTAATAGTGCTTGTGCGCTTACTTTAGTACCATTAGATAATTCTGCTTGTGCATCTTTACCAGTACCAGCAATGCTTTTAACTTGAATAGCATTGTCTTCTGCTAGTTCTTGTGCCATATTAGGATATTGAGACATTACTTCATCAAGCGATAGTTTTTGGTCGACATCATGTGCAGGGTAAATTGTCATGTATTGTGGATTAACCATGTGTTTGGCTTTGTGTAACCATGTCTTGCACTCGTCTGCATGCATAGGAACTGTACGACGTAGTGTGCCCATTTCGTCTACCATTGCAAATCGATATAGTTGCCCCGGGTGTGCTTGATTTTCTTTGATGTCTTTAATCTTCATTATGTTCTCCGAGGCTTAATTCAGCACTCTCTAGTTTATGTATGTATTTACGCAATTTATCAATTTGTCCCCTAGCTCTGAGCAACTTAAATGCTAAGTTTTCTACGCTTTGTTCTCCGTTAGTTTCTAACCCTGCTTTACGTAGGCGTTTTAAATCTTCCATAGCTTCTTTACACTTGTCTAAATTACTGCTACGCATGGCGCTGTTAATCTTGCCTGCATAATTACGTGCTTTGCTTTTGACATCTTTAGGGTCTATTGTTGGCTCTTCATGTACAGGCTCATTGATCCACTTGTCATCTAGTACGCTGTAGATGCCAGCAGAATGGTGTACTTGTCCAGAGGGTTGAACGTATAGTTCTACAGGGATATCCTGTATTTTTAAATCGTAAGTATTATTATATTGACTCTTTTCAGCTGTAAAGAGTTCGTTTGAATTGACTACTAAATGCAAATCTATATCGCTGTAAGCACTATAGTTATACCCAGCACTCGATCCGCTAATAGTAACATCTTTTAATTTTAACTGTGGCACATCGAGATATTCAACAAAATGTTTAGCTATCTTAAGTAATTGATGGCGTACTTCTTTACGCAATTGGTTATTGTCCCATAGCTTGGGATTGAGCTCATGATGATGAGGATTGGGATCGATATATAGTTCTTGAAACTGCATTCAGTATTTAACTGAATTAGAGTCCTAAGAACTTTAATATATGTGGAAAGTTAACAGCGTTGATCCAACCAGTGCCTGCGGCAAATGCTAGGCCCACCATGGCATACATGGTCCATTTGCTTTTGACTTTTTCTAGTTCGCTAATCTTGCCAGCTAGTTCATTGTGCTGTGCTGTTTGCAGTTCATTCAAGTGATTGGCATGCTCATAATACTTTTCAGCATTGGTGCGATACTCACCTGTCATCTTATCTAGCTGTGCCAATACTGTATCACGTGTGTTGTCCAAACAGTCGTGCATGTCTTTCACATCGCTCTTAAGGTCAACTAGTTTTTCGTTGATATTTTCAACTTTGGTTTCTAACACGCTCACACGCTCAGGTAATGCGGCTAGTTGTGCAACTGCTTCTTTCGTGGCCATCTCTGGGCTCTCCAATGTTATAAGTCTTGCGCTCGCTCCGAGCTGTGCCTATTGTATGATTGGTTATGATTTAAAGTGCCTAGATAATGATAATTTGCCTACAACTTTATTTATTGATTTTTATTTTTTAAAAAACACTATGTTTTTACCAGGATCTTCTGTGTTGAATACTGCATACTGCTGTTCCATTTGCTCATCTAATCCGTTTATATATGGAACCATCATAAAATCTTCTATCAAAGCGCCAACTGGATTGCCGTTAGATTCGTATACAAAATCTCTGTCAGTGCTAAAATCGAAACGCCAAACACGCAAAATTTTGTCAGTGTCAAATCCTACTATTCGTCCTTTGACTTCTGTAGATACAGGACTATTAGTATAGAATATATTAGATCTGATACCTAGTGTTTGAATAACAGTTTGGAAGTTTTGTTCCTTCCAACGTAAGGCTTCCTTACCGGGCTCGGTTCTATGTTGCCCGGTATGGGTTATATCAACTAGGGTGTAGAGTTTGTATTCCATGTTACACTATTAATTATTTTCGATACCGGGTGTGCCTGTAAGACTGTCTAGCATTTCAATTTCAACAAACACAGGAATTCCGCCAGGTGCGTATTCATGGAATTTAAAATTGGCAAGCGGTTCTAATAGGTCATCGATACCATTTGGTGCTACTACACTTGCACCTCTGTTTTTACTTGTAAAAGTATAAAATTGGTACATAGGAGGTTCACCTTGTGGTACAGGTATAATTTCTGCTTTGCTAAAAATTTCTCTAAGTTCTTCTAATGTCATTTCTGACTCCTGTTAAAATAATTGTATATTTAACAGTCGTAAAAAAGCCTACTATTAAAGTAGGCTTAGTCTTCCCATCCCGAACAGGAAATTAATTAAGCAATAGAAGCACCAGAAGCTGTCAATTGAGTAATTGTAACAGCACCAGACGCCCATGAACCTAAAGCAGTTAGCAACTGAGCGGCTAAACCACCGAATGTTCCTAGTGTTGGATAGCTAGTATTGAAAACTTCAACGTTGCTTGATGTAGTCGCGCTGTTCATTGTATCAATAGCAACTGCAACAACGAATGCTGTAGCTGTTGGTGTACCAACGAAATAGATTTCACCGTACTGTTGAATTGTACGAACAGCTACTGAGAAGTAGTCGTTTGAATCTTGATAGTTGCTGTTAACTGTGTAAACACCTGTTGGACCTGTACCAGCTGTGAAGTCTGGTGGAGTACCGCCAGAAATTACAACTTTGATAAATGCTAAGTTACGTGTTCCAAAGTTACTATATGTAACTCCACCGTATGTGTCTTGTGATGTCATACGACCATAATTGGCCGCTACGTATGTACCTAATAGTGATGGCATAATATTCTCCTAATCTTACCATACTGTTCGCACTCTGCGAACGACTTTCTAAAAAGCCTTTGTAATATTATTTATAGATTTTGGAAAAAAACTAGTAGATTAGGGCGAAAACGAGAGTTTATTCTGTATCTCTGCTTTCTTGTATGCGTTTAATACCGCGCTTAAACTTGTTTGCATCACTGCCCTTGATGCTGTTAATAAAGCGGCGTTCTAGCTCTGCGGCTGTTTCTACGTCATAATTCTCACGAATCATGTTTAATAGGTTAATTGCACTTTGGATAATGTTTGATCCACGGCTTTCTATAACTAGATCCGTATTACGGCTTAGTCCAATATCGCTAAGTTCTTGTAAAATACTGCGTGTGCTTTTTCGCATGGTGTTTCTCTATTCAACTTATTTATTGAATTATACAACCTATCGGCAATTATATCAAATGACTTGAAAAATATCAGTGTTTCTACTAATATGCTAAATACTCAGTAGAAACACTGAGTTTCAAGACACATACACTTAAAGGAGACACAAAATGTCAAAAATCATATCAGAATGGGTCAAAAGCCTAGCAAATCGTTTTAGCAAGCCACAAACTTATGGTGGCGGTTTAGAATATTATATTGTAAGTCACAATCCGCAAAACGCCGCAGACGTAGATCGTTTAACCAAAGAATACGAAACTAGTAGAAACACATTCTATTGGGCAAGGGGACTTTAATATGGCAGAAGCTATTAGAAAATTCGAAAAAGAATACGGCCCTAAGTTTGCCATGTGGGCAATCGTAGCAATCATAACTTATTTGGTGATACATCAATGAAACACTTTATTAAAGACTTGTGGGAAGCTATCAAGCTAGCCAAAGAAGTAAAAGCAAAAGCTATTATAGCAGGCGCACACTGGTACTAATATGCCGTACACTACTGTTCGTAGGGTATTACCGCACGAATACTCTAAGTATCGTAAACACTTGAAAGCCTTAGACGAGGCTAGCAAGTATCTACGTTTTGGCTATCAAATCAAAGATGAAATGATAGATGCACTTTGTGATAAGTTTGAATCTGAACCTGATAAAAACATTTTGTTTGCTATCGAAAATGACGATTTAGATTTTATCGCAATTGGCCACATCTCTGACCAAGAAGAACTTGAACTAGCATTTAGCGTGTTAAAGGGCTATCAAGGGCAGGGCATGGGTACTAGGCTAATGAAACGTGTTATCCAATGGTGCCGCATACATAACAAGCTCCGAGGCTGTATGGTATGTTTAAGCACTAATGCCGCTATCAAACACTTGTGTTTAAAACACGGTATAAAAATAAAAAGCGAACACGGTGAAACACTGGCTACTATAGAACTGCCACACGCTGACGCCTATACTTATGTAGAAGAAGTTGCTGATAGAAATCTAGCAGTCATAGACTATATGAGCAAACGCA